TACGCCCGTTATGCCCAAAACGGCACCAACGGCACGACCTTCGGCACGGCCTCCACCCCCAACAGCAGCATGACCGCCACCGACCTTCTGGACGGTGCGACCAGCCTGTTCATCGCCCGCGCTCCCAAGATCAAGGACGGCTACGCCCTCGTGGCGCACCCCGCCGTTATCCGCGATCTCCAGCAGGACGACGATTGGCTCAAGGTGTCCAGCTACTCCGCCCCGGATCAAATCTTCAAGGGCGAAACTGGCAAACTGTTCGGCGTGAGCGTGATTAGCTCCACCAACGTTCAGACGTTCAACACCAGCGCCTCCGGCGTGGGTGAAGCCACTGTCAGCACCGGCGCGGCCTACGCGAATGTGTTGCTCGGCGGCGGTGCGTTTGGCGTTCCGAGCCTGTCCTCGGTTGCCGCTTCCGGTTCGCCCTTCGCTCCGAAGGTCACGATCCTCGACGCAGCCGATAAAAGCGACCCCTACGGTCAACGCGTGGTCTGTTCTTTCAAGACGTTCTACGCTGCCAAGCAGCTCGACCCTCGGTTCTTCCGGGTGTTGTTCAGCAAGTCGAACTACTCGTAATTCTAATGGGAGCCATGCTGATTATCGGTATGGGTCCCCGGAAGGCGGGGGAGGGTAAAACCTCCCCCGCTCCTTCCACCAAGGAGAAGTCGATGAAAGAAGGTATGGTTAAGCTTCCTCTGTCCATGTTCGAACTCGGTGAGGGCGAGGAAAACGCCAGCCCTGAAGTCGGCGACATGGTGGAACTCGAAGGCAAGGTGGAGTCGATTGATGGCGATATGGCCGTCGTGAGCGTGAGCAATGCGATGACTGAGGAGCCTGAAGCCGAATCCGAGCAGCCCGAGATGGCCGAGGAAGACCGCATGATGAAGATGGCCGAGGAATCTGACAAGGAGAACTACGCCTAATGCCGATCTACCAGTACGAAGACACCCGCAGCGGATCTGTCGTCGAACTGGAGAAGCCGGTGGCGGAACGGGACTCAGTCCCGCGTTACCTTAAAAGATTCCAAGTGCCACAAAGATTGACCCTGGTGGGGGTTGGCGAACCCCTCGACAACCCGCTGGGAGTCAATCAAACAAATCTGATGAAGGGGTATTACCGCCAGGAACAAAAGCTTGGCAGTAAATTTAAGAGCCGCTACACGCCAGATAGCATCAAACGGGCGGTGGCTCAAAGGAGTTAATATGGCGAAAGAATTTGTACGTTCCGAACGTAAGGCCAAGGGTCGCGCTCTGCGCTTCAATTCCGAGGGCTTTACCAATGTGTTTGAGATCACGGCGGCTTCCAGCGGCGGCACGGTTAACACCGTTGCGACCGCCCCGGCTTCGCTCAACGTGACCCTCAACGGCACTTCCTACCGCATCGCGCTGCACAGCTAATGCGCCTCTTATCTCGCCTCACGCTGGGTGATGGTGGGACGATCATCGCATCGTCGGCTTCCACGAATACTGGAAGCTACGATGCGGTGACGGCACTCACCCAATCCACGGCCACGCTCGTCATCAGCGGCGCGACCTCCACGGCAACGCTTGCGGCCAATGTCACCGTCTACGGCGATATTGCACAGGTGGCTCTGACCGGTGGCGGGCTTGCCATCTACGTCCGCAAGGACTAAAAAGGAGGCCCGTCATGGGTCGTCAGTGGAACACGATTATTGAGAGCCTTGGTCCGCTTTCTGGCGGAACCATGTCCATCAACGCCAATCTCACCGAGATTGAGGCGTTGCTTACCACGCTTCAGGCGGATGTTGCGGACGGGATTACTGTTTCGTCCGGCACGGTCACGGCGAATGTGGCTGGCAATCTAGACGGCACAATAGAGCCTTATGATGACGATGGGAATGTTTCGCACAAGGTAGCGGTTCAGATTTATGACACAGAGGGACAAGCAGTAGGCGGTGGAGGGACCCTCCCTATCTCCGGCACGGTCACGGCTAAACCCACTAGAGGAACCACAACCACTGGAACGCTGACCGCTGGCACGACCAACGGAACCCTGTTCGCCACCAACTCCACCCGAAACTATCTTCTGGTGCAATGCACCAGCGGAACGGTGTTTATTGACACCAACGGAACCGCCAGCGCGACCGACGACATCCAGCTTACCGCAGGTCAGGGTATTACTTGGGAGGGATCATTCATTCCAACCGGTGCGATTGCGGCGATTACATCTACAGGCACTGCCAGAGTCATCGGAGTACAGGGTTAGTTTATGGGCTTCTTCGGCGGCGGCGGCGGGAGTGCGGCGAGTCCAGAAGAATCTGTGTACGGAAGGTCTGTCTATGGAATTGGAACAAGTACTCCAAGTATAACAGTTAGCGATTATTCTAGTGGAACTGCATCAAGCGTAACATTTGGAAATGGAAAAGCAATAATTGCTCCTGAAACAATATGGGGAGTTCAGGGTAGGAATTGTGGAGTGAATGAAATCATGTTTACTCCGTTTTATTTTCACAAGACAACAAATGTAAATAAACTTCTTTTCTATATAGGATCATCCCCAGCGGCAACAAGATCGCTTCAGCTTGGACTTTACTCATCAAGCTCTCAGGGATTGCCAGAAACACTAATAGCGTCCAGCAATTATGAGTTTTCAATTCCAACCACAATAGGATCGCAAAGACTTATTGTTCGTGATTATGGAACACCAATTTCTGTTAGCAAGGGAATCGTTTGGATGTATTGCTGGGTGAACGGAACAGTCGAGATTTTAAGCGGCAACGAAAACCCAAAATCAGGAACAAATATAAACCTTTACGGTTGGCAAGCTACATCGTCTGTATTTTCAAATTATGGATTAAGATATGTAAAGACATATAGCTCAACTCCTGTTTCCAGCCTTACCCAGTCATTTAGCGCAGGTGCAACTCAAGATACATTTTATTACAATAACAATGTCCCAAATTCAGCTATTGGATGGATGGAGGTTGATCCATGAAGGTTTATATTTATTCGGATAGTGGAGTTACTGCTATTGATGGAAGAACTTTAGAGGATGCAATGTCAGAATGTGTTCAGCTTGCAAGAAAAAAAACAACAGAAGCCATTGAATCATCTGGAATAGACGAAAAGACACAACTAAACGCCATTGCTGGCATTTATTCTCCAGAGCGTTGTGAGGCCATCAAGTCCTACATCGCCGCCTGCCGTAACGAATACCTGCGGTGCAAGGCACTAATCTTGACGGCTCAAACCAACGACGAGGCCGATGCCGTCCAGTTCCTCGCCCCGCCCGTGCCGGAGGGGATGTAGTCCATGTGGAAAACCATCGCCATCTGGCTGACCAATTTGAGTTTGCGTTTCTTGATGACGCGCAAGGAATACGTTTGTTTCAAGGAGGCGTTGAGGTTTGCCGGGGAGAACAACACGGTGGCGAGGGAAACGAAGTACATCGGGAAGGTGAAGCACCTTCTATCCGTCAACCGCTCGATCAAGCGCATTGTGGAGGAGGGTCGGGATCGGGACGAGATTGTGGATGCGGTGGTTCACCTGGCTGTGGCGTTAAAGTATTTGGAGGGCAAGGGTCGTGAGTCTTGATGAGGTGCATGACCTTCGGGAAAAGTTCGGGTCAATGGCCGAGCGGCTTGCCCGGATGGAAGAACGCCAAGTTACCCTGATCGGGATGGTCGAGCGCTCCCTATCCAGCTTTGGCGACCTGTCCAACAGGGTGACTTCCCTGGAACACCTTAAAACCAAGATGCTCCTTGTGGCAGGCTCCATAGGTGCTATAGTCAGTGTGGTTTGGGATGCGATCCGCTCCCGGCTCACCCACGGAGGATAAATGCCCACTTTAGGTACACAGAATATCTCGACCAGCTATCCCCAGCTTCTTAAGACCCTTGGGACTGGCGGGGTTGATGGCAATCTTCAGGTTATTACAGATGGCGACAATACCTCATCGGCTTTAAGCCTATCCACAACCGGCGTGCAAAGCACCGGCTCTTTGGCGGTGGATGGAACCAGCCTTCTTTCCGGCATTGTTACCTTCGGAACCAGCCTAACCGCATCCACTGGAACCGCCACCATCGGAACTCTTTCCGTTGGCACGGCCTCCATCAGCACGGCCACCATCCCTTCCGTAACGCTTTCTACGGCCACCATCTCCACCGCCTCCATCAGCACGGCAACGATCCCGCTCCAGCTTGGAGCGGTGACGTTTGGTTCCACCATCACCGCCTCCACCGGCACGAACACCCTCGGCACGATCAGCGTAAACACGGCCACCATCGGAACTATTACAAACACAGGCGGGATGTCCGTCACAACCACGGCTACGGTTGGAACGCTGGAGATCGGGGCTACCGGTCCTAGCATTACCAATGCCTCATACGGAACTGCGGCTTTTACCGCCTCCACTGTTTCTGCCTTTAATAGTGCCGGAACCACCAACGGAACGGTTGCACTTACCGGGGCGCAGAATAGCGATATTGTCATCGGAACCCTTAATTCACTTGGATCTGCCACTGGTTCAACCGGCCTAATTATTGGCTTTCATTGCATAGCGAACAACGTGGTTCGTTACTCCATCACCAACCCGACCACCACCGCTGGCACGGTTCCCGCCGGAACCCTGCATATGACCGCACTAAGGTTTATACCGTAATATGGCTATTAAATTCAATCGCTCCCAGACCTTTGCCACCAACGGTACGGTGACTGCCGCCGGGTTGCACAATCTTATTGACGGCACGGACATCTACCAGGCGTTAATCACCGACCAGACCAACCTTACTTCGGTTGGCTCCGGCGACGAGCTATTGATTGCCGATGCGGATCTGACCGCAAATGACGCGCCTCGCGCCGTTACGGTCAACGAGTTGTTCGAGGATGCGCTTACGATCAGCACCTACACCAACGCCAATATCAATAACATTTCCTACGGCACATCCACCGGTACTCGACTTGTTTCCACCAATGCTTCTATCACGACCGGCACGATACCCACCCTCACCGCAGGCACGACCACATCAACTGTGGCCACCATCCCGACCCTGACCGCCGGAACCACTACATCGACTGCCGCCAACATCACCAACGGAACGATCCAGACGCTTACCGCCAGCACGGCCACGATCACGGGCGGAACCTTCAGCGGGGCGATCAACAGCACGGCTGGAACGATTGGCAATTTTACGACCACGCTTGCTGGAGATGTTACGATCAGCGCAGGAACGGCCACAGTCTCGACCCGCGTGGCCGTGGTCAACACGGCGCAGGAATATACTGCCGCCCACAACTTCAACGCCACAAGCCTGACCATTACAAGCGGAACAATACCCTGGGATTTGTCCGCCAACCAAGTTGCCAAGCTTGAGGTCACGACCAACTCCACGCTCAACACCCCGACCAATCCTGTTGACGGCGCGACCTATATGCTGGTCGTCACGCAGGGTACTGGTGGAAGCAACACGCTTTCCTTCAGCACGGCCTACAAGTTCCCTGGAGGCTCCGCCCCCGTCCTGTCAACCGGCTCCGCTGACGTTGACGTTCTCGCCTTCGTTTCCAACGGCACCGTACTCTACGGCGTAACCAGCCAAGACTTCTCCTAACCCCTATGCCTTGGCCCGTCCATCCGACCGGCTTCTTTGGGGCTAGGGGCGACTCCGACACCTACCGCATCGAGCGTAGTTTGCGGTTTAATTCTGCTGACTCAGCTTACCTGAATCGGACTCCTGCAAGTGCTGGTAATAGGAAGACTTGGACTTGGAGTGGGTGGGTTAAACGAGGAACAACTGGATCTCAAGACGATTTATTTGCAGGCTATATTGGATCTGGCACAACAGATAACCAGTATTTTAATTTGTTTTTTGATTCATCTAATTCACTAAGAGCATCTGGGTATTCAACTTCTTACCTAACAACAACTCAAGTATTTCGAGATCCGTCTTCTTGGTATCACATTCTTTGTGTAGTTGATACAACATCTCCCACAGCCAATAATAGAATTAGATTTTATATTAACGGAACGGAAATAACTTCTTTTTCTACAAGAAATAATCCAAGTCTTAATAACGACTTGGGAATAAATCAGGCATCGCAACATCAAATTGGGCAAAATCTCTTTGGTTCTTACTTTGACGGTTACCTTGCCGAAATCAACTTCATCGACGGCCAAGCCCTGACACCATCCTCATTTGGCGAAACCGATGCCATCACAGGCCGCTGGAAGGCCAAAGCCTACAGTGGGACTTATGGGACGAATGGGTTTTATTTAAAGTTTGCAGACAATAGCGGAACCACCGCAACCACGCTTGGCAAGGACTCCAGCGGGAATGGCAACAACTGGACTCCGAATAATTTCTCCGTAACCGCAGGAGCAGGCAACGACAGCCTTGTGGATTCTCCTACAAATTATGGGAGTGATACTGGGTTGGGTGGGGAGGTGAGAGGGAACTATGCAACGCTAAGTCCGTTGGAAACATTCTCTCCAAGCAATCTTGCATCACTTGGAAACGGCCTACTTGAGGCAAGCATATCTGCTGGTGCCAATGCTTATTATAGTGCCGTGTCAACACAGGCAATGACTAGGGGTAAATGGTATTGGGAAGTTTTGGCCTCATCCATTTCAGGATCAGCAGGTACTTGGATGGAAATTGGGATCATGCCTTCAAGCTATGATTTTCCTGCAAGTAATCCTGTCGGCGCATTTTTTCTTGGCTATTCATATACAAATGATGCCCTTAAGGCAAATAATGGATCTTATTCATCATATGGCTCAACATGGACATCAAATGATGTAATCGGAATTGCGTTTGATTGCGATAATTCAAAAATAACATTCTATAAAAACGGGGTTTCTCAAGGGGATGCCTTCACTGGAATAGGATCAATATCCCAAGAAGGGTATTATGCGGCTATTTCTATTTACAGAAGTACGGCTCAGTCGCAATCTGCCGTGTTTAACTTCGGCCAACGCCCATTCGCCTACACCGCCCCATCCGGCTTCAAGGCTCTCTGCACCCAGAACCTACCGCAACCGACAATTCAGAAGCCGAGTAGGTATATGGATGCCTTGGCCTACACCGGCACCGGCGCATCCAACTCCATCAGCAGCCTTGGCTTCAGCCCAGATCTGGTGTGGATTAAGAATCGTGGGACGACGACAAGCCACGCCATTTACGATACGATCAGGGGAGCGCAGTCACAGCTTTCCAGCGACACAACCGGGGATCAAGTCACAAGCTCAAGCGGTCTTACTTCATTTGATGCAAATGGATTTACTATCGGAACCAGTACGCTAGTAAATACCAGCGGTACGCAATATGTGGCATGGGGATGGGATGAATCGGTTCAGGCTGGTATGGATATTGTGAGCTACACAGGCAACGGAGCAAATCGCACAATCTCGCACAATCTTGGCGTTGTTCCCAAGATGATTATCGTCAAGGCTCGAACCACGGCAGGAGCGGATCAGGGGTGGCCGGTTTGGCATACGTCCATTGCCAATACCACATACCTGACGTTAAGCACAACTTCTGCTACCGCAACGGGGACAGATTATTGGAACTCCACCAGCCCAACATCCAGTGTATTCTCGCTTGGAACAAATGTGGCAGTCAATGCAAATAACGACACATACATCTCTTACCTATTCGCCGAAATCGAAGGCTACTCCAAGTTCGGAAGCTACACGGGCAACGGGTCGAGTGACGGGCCGTTTGTATACTGCGGGTTTAGGCCGAGATGGGTGATGGTGAAGAGGACTGATGCCGCTGGGCCTTGGCAAATTTTTGATACTGCAAGAAATTTGCAAAATTCACTCGACCTAATTGTTTATCCATATCTTTCAAATGCAGAGGCATCGTATGGAGCCGGAGATGGAATTGACGCAATTTCATGCGGATATAAGATTAGGGAAACATCTACTGATTTAAACCCCTCTGGTGGGACGTTTATTTTTGCCGCCTTTGCCGAAGCCCCCTTCAAATACGCCAGAGCAAGATAGGAGACCATATGTGGATCACATCAACCAATAACATCATCCGCCAACCCCAAGGCATCCGCATTGAGGATGTCAACCATCCGGCCAGCATCTTCTGGTGCTGGAGCAAGGAACAGCTTGCCCAGATTGGAATCAAACCCTACCACCCGGCCAGCGTACCAGCTGGCGAAAGGGTCACAGGCGCGTATACTGAGGAGGTGGATGGCGAGGTCTACGAGCGTTTCAACACCGAACCCATTCCGCAACCCGAACCAGAACCTACCCCAGAGGAGCCAGTAAATGACCCTGTCTGAAATAGCCCAATACGCCGGTGAGAAGGTCGGAAAGACCGACTCCGAAACGCTGACCTTCCTCCAGAAAGCCGCAAGCTTGGCTTACCGCCGGGTCTGGAACTTTGCCCCTTGGCGCGAGACTGTAACCAGTTCCACCTATTCTGTCGGAACTAACCGCACTATCACCCTTGGAACCAACGTGGAGACACCTCTCTCCGTATCCTATGACCAATCCGAAGTTGAACCCATCGACCTTGCCACCATCATCAGCCAAGACGCTGATCTGCTCGAAGACACCCGCACGGGTACTCCGGTGCTGTATCACTTTACTGGACGCAATACGAGCGGAATTGCACAGCTTGATCTGTATCCGCGATTGGAAACTGCTGGGACGATAAGCCTGCGGGTGGTGGAGAAGTTAAAGTGCCTCACCCGCACCAACATCATTGTGGACTTCCCTCCGACCACTCAGGCGTTGGATGACGAGCTTCGCCTACCCCACGTTCACCAGGTCGTGCTTTCCCTTACCCACGCCGATGCCCTGGAGCGCGAGCGGCAGTATGCCAAGGCGCAGTCGGTCGTGCAGACAGCCAATGCCGACCTTGCGGTCATGGCTAACTACGAACTCAGTCAGGTTGGTGGGATCAAGCAGATCACGCCGTCCAGCTTGGGCGACCTCTCCACTGAAGAAATCACCGCTTCCTAATGCCCTACTACTCGGACAACCTCGACGACCTTCTGGCGTTTGACGGCATCCGCAGTTTTGCGGGCGGTCAGGCCAGCGGTCTGCAATCCGACCTTCTGGCCGAGAACCAGGTTCAGCAGTTGGTCAACATGACCCTGTCTCCCAAGGGGAGCCTTGAAACACGGCGTGGCTTGGTCAACTTCAACACCACGGCGACCAGCCAAGAGGGGTCGATTGGAGGAATGCGGTATTTTGATACGGCGCAATACGAGAACCTTGTCACCGTAACGCAAGGCAGGCTTTACAGCATCAACTCCAACGGCAGCGCAACCCTGCACCCGGCGGATGAAATCTGGGATTCGTTCACCGGAGCAACTCGCATTTGGAATAACGAGAACCAGCAGTGGGCTGATGGATTTTCCACAAACTTTGATGTCAAGGTCAGCATGGCTCAGTTCAATGACAAAATGTATCTGGCCGATGCGGACGGTCCGCTTTACTATTTTGATGGTGACGTTGCCACAAGGCAGGGCGGCAAGGTTAGGGCGATCACCATCTCGACAGGCGGAACAGGCTACACCAGCGCAACGGCCATCGTTACCGGGCCGGATTGGGGTGGCACGCTTCCAACCCTGATTACGCAAGTGGCCGGTGGAGCCGTAACCGGAGTAACCGTTGTGGATGGCGGTTCTGGCTATTCCGGCGCACCGACCGTAACCATTATTGGCAATGGCTCCGGTGCTACCGCAACCGCCACGGTCAGCCCGCCTCCGCTCAATCTCAGGCTTTTAATCAACACCGGCAACCGCCTCTTTGGCGTGGGATCAGCCGGGAACCGCAACACGCTTTACGCTTCCGACATTCTGGATGCCTCTATTTGGGACGCGGCGAATAGCGCAATTATCAACGCCGATGACGGAGATGAGATCACCGCCATCGTTCCATATTACGAGAACCGCATCATCGTCTTCAAGAAACGGCGCATATTCCAAGTTACGATTCCCCCCGACATGACCAGCGCGGCGGATTGGGTGATCCAGCTTATCTCCAATAACACCGGTTGCGTGGCTGAAGGTTCCGCCGTACAGGTCAATTCCGACATCTTCTTCCTTTCCGATGACGGCATCCGCTCGCTGGTTCGATCCGCATCCGACGACTTCACATCGGTCGGGCTTCCCGTTTCCGAGGTCGTCAAGGACGTCATTCAGGAAATCAACGTGGCCGAGATCGGGATCTGCACGGCGGCCTTCTACGACAACCGCTACTTCCTTGCCGTGCCGACAGCATCAAACGATTTTAACGACACCATCATTGTTTACAACACGGTCTTGGGCGCATTTGAGGGGACTTGGACTCCGAATGTCATGCAGTTTGCTTTGACCAATTTCCAAGACGAGGGACTCCGGCTGATGAAGAAAAACTCGACCGGGCAGATCCAGAAGTACAGCGGCTACAAGACCCCGGCCCAGGTCACGACCGCCGACTATCAGGATGCCGGGGTGGACTATGAGTCCTTCGTCCGCACCGCCGACATGGATTTTGGCGATCCATTTGCAGAAAAGCATGGAAGCCATTTCGAAGTTGTGTTTGACGATTCATTCTCGACCGATACGACCATCTCCATCCAGCGGGATATTGACGTTGGCGATATTGACGTTCAGCCAAACCTTAACATCTCCAGCGCCGTCCTGACCCTGCCCTTTGTTCTTCCGGCTCAGTTGCCATCCTCGGTCAAGAAAAGGCTTGCCAGCGATCTTCGGGCGTACCAGAAATGGCGTTTGTTGAATATCAAGATCCAATCGGCGGCCAACAAAATGGCCATCCGCCAGATCACGGCTGCGGCCAACCCAGACACCATCGAGGTGCAGAAGAACATCTCGTGACGGCTATGGAGTTTATTGAGGCTTCCGGCGTGCCGGAGTCAACCTGGCCAACCTTTAGGGAATGGTTTAACTGGCATTCTGAGCGCGGTTTGGTTGGGGTAGCCAAGGATGGGGATGAGATCGCTGGGGTAGCCATTGCCAGGTGTGTAAAGGGTGTGGAAGCCCCTGATCCTTATGAACATGACGAAGCTGGAGAGAGTGTGTTCGTGGACTTGACCGTGACCTCGATTGATGGTAAAAGTAACGCCTTGAGTCGCAAGGCTCTAAAGTGCCTGCTGAGTATCCTTTGGGATAGATTCGGTCCGCGCAGGAGGATCACATTCAAGCGTAACGGCTTTTACAAGGAGTACGACTACTACAACTTTATGCGAAAGGCACTAAACTAATGGGCGGCGGACCATCCATCCCGGCACCTCCTCCTCCTCCGA